ATGTTTGACCACTTCCTCCACCAGCTTTTAATGTCGCATTTGCTTTTTTATTCATATCGCTAATAGCATTTGCTACTCTATCTCCTAGTTCTGCCATTGTTGTTCCAGAAACAACACTACCTATTTCTATTTTTACATCTTTACCATCTGCGTCTTTATAGGTTATAAAAGATACAGATTTCCTATATGTTGCTTTACTAGCACCAGGTTCTTGTTTCCTTACGTCTTCTACAATAATAGTAGGGTTTTGAAAACCAGCGTCAGAAAAATTAGCCTTCATGTCTCCAGTAAAGAAAACTCCTAACGCAGCATTCATTCTCTTTTTAATTTTTTTGTCGCTAACCATTGATGTGGTATCACCCATATCTCCTTTATCTTTAAACCAGTCTGCCAAGGTTATTTCCCCTCCTTTAGGTCCAGTAAGAGTATCGCTTGTAAAGTTTTCTTCACCAGGATTAAACGATTCTTCAAACCCTACATTTCTTCCACTTCCTCTGTCTCCTAATGTAATTTTATTATCTCTAATTCTACTTTCTACTTGAGAAGTTGATAAATCATAACCTTTATCTTGACCATACGGTGACAAGACACTATATAATTGAGCCATGTCAGAACCTAATCCAGTTTGAGAGCTTTGAACTCCTTGGTCATCATACTCAGTACGTGTTATTCTAATAGGTTCTCTACCATCAAAACTAACTATAATCACATCATCGGTAATATCTACATCAGTTATCAATGGATTTCCAGCTGTAACATTTGCTTCGTTTCTATCTTGTACAAGTCTAAGTAATTGAGATTCAGCTTTTGCTGAGTCTGGGTCAGTAAGAACAACATTTAAATCTCGTAAATATCCATCTATATTTTTATCAATTAATTTTTCATTTTGATTAGAACTAGATTCTTGTGCACCACCTAAGCCAGCTTTTTCTTTTACAATAAAATCTAACTGAGTGTTAATTTGGTTCGTAGCCAAATTACGTGCTATTTTTTTTTGTTCAGGGGTTAACTCTACCACAGGTTGACCACCATCAGTGTTTGCATAAATTAAATTAGGGTCTTTAGCAGCTGCCGCTTTATCATTAGTAAATTTATATTTACTATTAGAGTTCATTAAATATTCAGCACTGGTATTATCGTCACTTAAAATACCGTCTGCTTGTATATCCATCCAACCTTCAAAAGTTAATTTCTTTCCATTCTCGTCTTTAAGACCACCTACATCTCCAAACAATTGTCTAAAGTCTTCTATACTCTTAATGTCCTTACCTCCACTTAAAACATTGTAAGATGTCATCGTAGAGCTTACTACTTCAGCTAAATTATTAGTAACTAAATTTTTTACATCTTCATTTAAATTTTGAGATTTTTCTGTAAAGTCTACCATCTGTAACATTTGAGCTGGAGTGGCAAAATTTTCTGGATTATCATTACGATTTGGCATAACAAATTTACCAGTCCCATCGTCCACCATTTGAACTAATATTAGTTCCCCAGTAGCTGGGTCTGACCACAGTTTTTTATTTTTTGTATTACCAAAACTAAAACCTGTTGTTTGAAAATACTCTTGTAAGTTAGAAGCGGCTCCACTTTGAACCTGTTCCATTCCAATTTTATACTTGGCATCAAAATTTTTCGCATAATTGCTCAATCTTTTATAACCATCTTTTTGTTTTTGCATAATAAGCATGTAGTCTTTAGGGTCTAATAGACCACGTCTAACTAAATCCATATTTGCAGTTAAAGTATTTTTGGAAAAATCAGAACCATCAATTAGCAAACCATTCATGTCACCTGACTGAACATCAGATATTTCAGACAACTCTGTTAAAGCTTTATCGGTATTTTCGTTTATTTCTTTTTTAGCAGCATCTCTGCTAATTTTAATTTTATTAAGGTTCCCTGTTAAATCGGCAGCTATTTTACCCCAGTTTACTGCTTCTTCTCTGCCCGCATATAAAGAATATTTATTTGCTCCAGCTGGTCTTTGTGTATTTTTATCTGCCATAATTATTTTTTATATCCAAACAATAATGCTTGTAACTCATTAATATCAGTTACAGAACCTATGTCTTTATTGATATTTTTAAATCTATCTTCTGCTAATAACGCTTTGAAAGCGTCAAGTTTGTTGTCAGACCTTCCTATTTTTCTCATTTCTTTAGGCGTAAATCCTAAAGATGATAACTTGTTATAACGAGCTGCTTGCGTTAAACCTGTACCTCCACTTAATGTTTGTAGGAACTCTTCTGAACCTTGAACAGTACTGTCATAGTCAGGGTTCTTTGTTTGGGTGTATGGATTACTTGCTCTTTCTGCTAATTGTGTTTCGGTTAAATCAGCGGTACTGTTTCCTCCTAAAATGTTATCTGCTGCTGCTGCTGCTCTGTCTGCTTTTGATGAGGCAAATAAAGGAACTAAAGAATTTGCTGATTGTGCTGCAGAGTTTAAACCTGCTATACCACCTGCTATACCAGCGGCTTGGTCACGACCTAAATCTCTAGCTAGTGCTGATTGGTCAGCTGCCGCACCTACTTCCATATCAATAAGTTGTTGGTTTAGTTTTTCTTTAGCTTCTACTTTTAATAAGTTATTTTCATATAAATCTTTTTGTAAATCTGTTCTAACTTTTTCATTTGCATCTGTTGTAGCAGCTTGTAGTGCGCCTACTCCTCCTATTAGATTTCTGGAATCTCCTTCTTGTAATACTGTTAAAGCTTGTTTAGCGGCTACTTGGTTAGCTTTGAATTGATTGTTAAAAGCGTCTATAGGAACATTTAAAGTTTCGTAATAATTTATTTCAGCTCTCTCTTTTGCTTTTGCCATTAAAGCTTTTTGCTCACGCTCTGCTTTTTGTTGAGCTCTTTTTGCTGCGGCTGCTTGACCGAAAGATACTCCTGACCCTATTGCGGAAAGCCCTAATCCTATACCTGCTATTAATCCTGCCATAATTGTTTAACTTTTTTAATTATTTTTACTGGAAGAGTTTTATAATCATTTGTATAAATTTCTCTTTCAGCTTCTTCTACCGTTTTTGCATCGGTTTTATATACACAAACCCATCGGGAATCTTTGTGTACATAAAAAATTCTTTGCGCACCTATTTGAGTAAATATTTTTTGAGGGGCGTTAATTGTTTTAATCTCCCCTGCATCTGTCAAATAAGATACTTTACCTTGAAGTAAAAACGATGGATGCTTTTGTTTATGTATAAACGAAACCAACACATGCCCTTTAGGCATAAACACTTCGCGTGTATATAACCCTCCTTCAAGATTATGCTCTAATGGATAATTAAGTTGCATTTCTTTTTCTTGAGCTTTTCCAAGCTCATGTTGAGATGCTTGTCCCATTTCACAAATTTCATCTTTGAAATCGGAAATCTTATCCCATAATAATCCTCTTCCCTTTTGCACATACTTCAGAATGTCTTCAGCTCTATCTTGTGTTGTGACTAAAGACTCTTCCATAATGTTTAAATATTTATAACAAAGATAATAAAAATCTAAGGATAACTTTTCATCACACTACTTCCTACTGAAAATAGTTCGACAGGAGTGATGTCATTATTTGATAATGTAAATTCCATATAGTATCCTCTAGCTCCATAAGATTCTGCTAAGGTGTTGTTGACAAATAAAACAAAATCTCCTTGAACCGCTGGTGTTGGCGCAGGCGGTCCCGCTGGAATAGTTTCGTTTACAGTAATAGTCCCTGCAGCTCTATCTATACCTGTGATAGTTCCTGCTATTATAGGAGTTCCTCCTGGTACTAAAACATATAATGCTGCTCCAATACTTACAATATTTCCAATTGCAGCACCAATTGGTAAAACTCTTGCTGTTGCTGTTCCTGTTGGTAGCCCAACAGTTCCTAAACCATTTGCATAACGTAAAGCAAAATCTGTTTGCCCTACACGATGTCTAATGTATGCGTACCATTCTCCTTCTTTTTGTTCAAAATTTAATTCATCAATATCTCCTAGACTTAAATCGGTAGTTAATGCAGTACAATCCCAAGCCGCATTACTTTCAAAAGATAAAGTTTTAAAAAGTTTAATCGACAAAGTTGGCTCAGGGTTAAAAACACTTGTTACATAAGAAGGATTAGTACTACCGTCTTGACCATAATATTCATTCCTATTATCGTTTGTGTTATGACGGTAAAGGTTACCTCCATCAAAAGTATAGAGGTAAGCGTTCATACCAATTATATATTCAGGGAAAAATCCATAAAACGAAGGCCATCCTTCGCTGTCTGAGTTGTATGTTAAAGTATAATTTGTTGCCATATTTTTATATTATTACACATGAACCTCCACTACATTCTGCTAATGAAAGTATTGCGTTATTACTATCTAATTGCATTTGTCTAAATGTTCCTACGCTAGTAGTAGTAGAAACTTCAGCATAAGCATACCATCCAGCTCCTAGTGTAGCACCCGCAATAACATCTCCTAATGTAACACTAAGATAACTGTGGTTGTTTGTTGTTCCTACAGTTGTTCCAATTGTATAATTATTACTACAAAATGTAGCACATCCTAATTGAGGTGAGCCACTTATAAAGAAAGTTGTGGTTGGTGGAGTACAACTAGAAACAAGTATTACTGTTCCTGTACCACCTACCTGTATGTAATTAGCATCTCCCGAACCATCTTGATATAAATAGTAATAACCTTGACTTAGCTGGAAGTTTCCAGAAGCATCGCTATACACAGAATCTCCTAAGCTTGGATAAATTCCGCCTGGTCCTTGACCAGCACCACCATGATAATATGTTTGATTTAGAGCTGGAGCTGCACCTCCATTACATATAGCTCCGAAATTTTTAGTAGAACTACTTGTGTAAGACGTATATCCGCCACCTCCAGAAGAGCATGCTGCACTACTGACTACCACACCATTTCTAATTCCTAAAGATGTAGTGTTTGCTACTATAATATATTGTAAAGTATTTGTGTCATTTAAATAAGTAGCTCCGTTAGCGTCAGTAAAAACAAAGTTTCCAACTTCTGGAACTGTATTAGTATCTATAGTAAATGGTGTACTATTTCCTGAAGCATTTCTTGCAAAATAGTAAGTTACATTAGCTGAAGTACAAACATCGGTAGCTTGTAAAGCAGAACCTTGAAAATTAGGTAAATCTTCAGGACACGCCAATTCAAAAGCAAAAAATGTTCCTGTCATAGGAGCAAAAGTTTCGACTTTTACTAATGTAGTATTAGCATCTGTCTTAGGAATTACCATAGTAAAGACAGGGCTTGAAGGAGTTGAGGTGTCACTAGCATATCCCACTTGGTTATTAACTACATTTATACTTCTAGTATTTCCAGTATCTACATAAGCTCCACCTGATAAATTAAATTCAGGTACGCTAAAATAACTTCCTACAAGTAAATCGTTTTGATTTCCTACGTAAGTTGGTAAAGTTGTAACATTATTTATACCAGCGTAATCCACAGTGGATTGAGCTCCGTCAATTAATGTAACTGTACCATGATTGTTTTTGGAAGTCATTCTATTGTGTGTCACGTTGTTAAAAGTAGCTAACACTCCATCAGGGACACTACTGCCCATGTAAAAATAAACCACAACAGCTCCTATGCTATTTGCAACGTCTATATCAGCATTATAATAACCTGGTTGACTAGCGTTACTGGCACTTATTCCGCTACCACAGGCAACCGCGCATGATGTGCAAGATTGTGCGTTTAACAATAGACCCCCTGTTTGTTGTCTAACTATACCATTTTGAGCGTAAAATCCATCTGGAGCTAACGTAGTAAGGGCTGCATCTGAGTACAAGGCTGTTGCACTAGAAAAATTTATTCCATCAAAATAATATGTATTATAAGTTGCTGCCATCTAACATGTTGTTTTTTCAATTACTAATCCAAATTGATTTACTCTAATATACTCATTTCCTGTTATTTTATAAAACCCTGCCGTTAATGTATTTACATTTTGACCAGGAGCGTTACCTGCACATTGAGCATCACTATACACTATATCATACAATGCTAGACCACCGCTTGATGCATAATAAAATGTTTGCGTAAGTGGTTGTTGACACGCTGTGTTTCTTGTAGTTTGTCTTGTGCTTGCGCTAAAAGAATTACAAGGTATTACACAATCACAACAAGCTTCTGATGCCGAAGTAGAATAACATAATTTTTGTGCTGATGTAAATCTAAAATCATATATTAAATATAAATATTGATTTGCATTAGGCAATGTAAATGGAGGTGTAGTAGCTGGACCAACAGTTGCTTGTCGTATTTCCGTTCCTGTAGGATTGCTAACCGAAGCATTTGGTATTTCTGCTGCAGCCGCAAGTAAAGCCGCTACATCTGCTGTTGTATTTCCATATAAAGTACTTGACGATAAAAATTTAAAATTATCATTTGGATATTTAAAATTATAATCATCTGTAGCTAATTTATTAATTCTCATATTTAATGAAGAACCATCGTAAGGATAAACTCCTTGTGAGCGTACTCCTGTTTGACTTTCAAAAAAGCTAAATAGTAAATCATTTGACCCCATAGTAATTTGGTCTGTATCAATAGGGCTAATAGTTGTGGTGTCTGTCCATCCATATTCAACGTGAATTAAGCTTCCACTATCAATATTGGAATTAATTACGCATTTAAAAACAGTTATTAATTGTTCTGGAACACAATTAGGTGTTACAGCAAATGAAGCTTTACCAGAAGGAGTAACTGTTACTACAGCTGTTGTTGGTGATGTTAAAGTTTTAGCAACTGTAACACTTCCATCTGTTGTTACATTTCCTGAACTTACCGTATTATTATTCCACTTAACTGAAACATCTATTGTCCCAGAAGTAACTATATAATCTACTACAATATTACCAATAGTTTCACCAAATTCTAAAGTATATGTAACAACGTCTGATGAATCTATGGTCTGAAATTCAGCACCACACTGATAAACCACAGGTGGTACAGGAACTTTGACATCATTAGTCGATAATACATATTCATCCATGTAAGGGTCATATCCACCTAGCTTTTGAGTTTGTAATGCTAATTGAAAGTTATCTCTAAACCAAGAACGCATACCCATATCTGATATAACTTGCAGTTGGTCGTTTTGACTGTTTCCAATAAGTTTTATTACAGCTACACGTTTAGTGTCAGTAAAATAATAACTATCTCCATACGCACCAAAACTTTCAGGATTAAAGCTTATACCATATTCCTCAGTACGAGCAATTTGTGTTCCTAATATTGTTGGGGAAGATATTATAGCTCCTCCACCAGTAGCGTCACTAATTAAATTTTTAGATGCTAAGACATAACTAATTTTATCTTCTTGTAAAGTTAAAATGTCTGTTTCTCTTGCATATAATTTTTGTATAGGACCAAAACTTGTTTCAAGTTCTTTAAAATTAGCAAGTCCTAAATTAAATTCATTTAAATTATTAACACCTGCATTACTACTAAATATTCCACTATAAGTAAGGTCTGCAAATCTGTGAGCTTCTTTAAAATCTTGTTGAGAAACAGCCAGTACTCTTTGTCCCATAGTTAAAGCTCTACCAGCAAAGTCATCATTTATTTTAAAACTTTCAACACCATTACCAAAAGTAAAACAATCTATAAAAGGTAGTGTTACAATTGCTGGGCTTGAAGTAGTTTGGTCTTGGTCAGTTGCATCGCCACCTGACATGTGTAAATAATTGCCAGTAGCTACATCTTTCTTTACAACGTATGAATCTGAAGCATCGTAAAAAATATCTTCACTAGCATCTAAAGGTTCTGTTTCAAATGTAATTAATGTGTTTGCTCGTGTTACAGTAATTTCAGCTTTAACGTTGATATTTCTTCTTCTTCTTATAGGTTGAAAACCTGCACACCCTGGTTTTTTAGTTTTTATTCCTAATCCTAATTTAGAATCTACATCTCCAGGAGCGTCTTGTAAGAATTGGAATATTACAGAATTATCTGAAATAGATTCACCACTATTTGAAGTACACTCTACACTGCCTACGCCAGCACTATAACTACCAACTGCAGTTTTATACACTACATCAAAGTCTCCACCTTCACCTTCAATAGTCCCTGGCGATGCGGTCCCTGGATTTATGTTATCTCCAACCCACCATCTTCTAAAATCTGGATAATCTTGAGAAGAATATAACACTTGTTTCCATTCCCATCTCATTCCTTCACAACTACTACTTCTTCCGTTTCTATAAACCTCTATATTAAATTCTATTGCAGAACCTGCAGGTATTGTATAATTGTCAGTGTCACTAGGAGTTGCTGAATCAGGAGTTACAAAAAGAGGATAGTTAACACCACCTCTACATCTTCCGTCATCTCCCGTAGATTCATAGCTTTTTCTACCCGCTTCTATTGTAGAATCGTCAGGAATATTTACATTAAAACTTTGTGGTTTTATTTCCATATATAACCCAGGCAATTGAGCAGTATCTACACCCATACCTTGTGAATCATTTAAGAAAGTCTCTTGCTTGTGCTTGTACATTTAAAACTTTTGCTTTTACAACAGTACTTACAAATCCACTTACATCCGTTTTAACTATTAAAGTATCTCCTGTTTTTACTTTATTTTGATTGTCACCTTCTAACTTAAAATAAGTTACTTGTGATGTTTGAACTGTATAATAAAAATTAGAAAATATAGTTTCGTAATTTGCTTTACTTGGCTTTACTACAAACTTATATCTTTCTGCCCATGAAGGAGCAAAATTATTTACGGTAGCTTTTATTTGATTTACATTTATACTATTTGCAGCAGAAACACTAACTGTATTAAAATTAGAAGTTAATACTGTTGAAGCTCTGCCGTATGAATCTAAATACACTATACCTGTTTGAAAATCTCTATTACTATGTAATGAACCTGTGTCAGATAAAGAGCTAAAAACCACCTCTCCATCAGCTACTCTAAAATATTCATACAAATCTGTTGTCTGACTTAAATCAGGACTTGTAAATTTCATTGCTATAGTTTGTATTTTTATAACATCACTACCAGGAAGAGCTGTAATTCTAAATGGCTGTTGAGCTGTGGCATCATCTATACCACTTAAAGCTTTTGTAAAAGTACAAGTTGTTGAAGGAAGAGCTAAATCATTATTGAATTTATCTGTTATAGAACCTCCTTGATTTGCTGTAGCAATTGGTTGAAAGTTTACATTTATTTCTGTACCAATGGCATTTCTAAATTCTGAACTTTGTGATAAATCATATACAGAATTGTAATTATTTTCTAATACAACATTAAAACTAATTTCTACTGTGCCATTAGTAAAAGAACTATTAGCAACAAAACAATCTGTAGTTTCAGTACCTCCTATAGTAGAATGTTCTAATAAAAGAGAAAAGTTTAAAATAGAATTTGCTTTTAATTGAGATGTGATTGAAGATAAATTATATTCAATTACCGCATTAGTGGCTGTAACTGTATTGTTTGGGTCTATAGTATAGTTGTCTCCATTAGATAAAGTAACCGCATTTTCTAAATCTACAAAATCTACATTTTTATTTACTAATGTAGTTGTGTAATCTAAAGCTATTTTTTGGTTGTTTTCATTTGTTATATCATAACCATCTTTATAATTTCCATAAATTAAACGATTACCCATAATAGTTAAAGCTTTAGCCACCTTAGGTACGTTATCGTATAATCTTAATAACTCATCGGAACCTAATACTGAATATACTTTACTGTTGTTAAATTGAAATGTACGTTGAGCGTTATTTGCCCATCCATTTTCTTCTTTGTTAAACCTTTCAATTACATATATATTGTTATTAGAAGTATCTTTAAATAATAAATCTACTTCATTTACTCTTTTACTTCCTGTATTAAATGTTACGTTAACCGCATTAAAACGATTTGACATACCATCATTGTTGTAGTTTTTTATATTAAAAACAAAAGGAGAAGTAGCAAACGCAGGTTTACTGAATAAAGATATTGCACTATATTCATTGTTAGAATATCTGTATCTATAAGCAAAACATAAAAACCTGTCCTCTATATAATTTTCAGAACCAGGTAATGTGAGCCCTCTTAGTTTTGGTGCAGGTAAAGGAACGTCTGCAGCTGGTGTAGTTGCTGGGTCAAATTCATATCCTGGTGGTTTAACTATAACGTTTAAATCTTCTTCTACAGTTTGGTCTACACCTCCAACAGGAAAAGGATAACTTTGCGTTATGTTTATTTTTCTAGGAGGATTTTTGTCGTCTGTAAAAAACAATAAATCTTCAATTTTTTCAACACCAGTTATTAAAAATGCTGGGTCAAAGTTTAAGGTTTTATTTGTGATTACATGGTATCTTAAAGAATTACCATTTGTATTGTACGAAACAACAGCATCTAAAACTCCTAAAGTAGGATTATTGTCATCATGAATAAACCAGTAAAGAGTTTCATTTGCATGGTCTTGATATGCTCCTATACATCTAGTGTTTGAAGACAAAGGAGTTCCTTCTGGAAAAGATAAAGATGTAAGTTTTGTGTTTCCTTTGCTGTTTTCTATTGCTCCTATTTCCGTAGTTTCGGTAGCACCCAGCCTTAGATTCATTGCATCAACGTATTCACCTGGTGGAAGAAGTCGTTCATCCACAGACTTATTCATTCTACCCTTAATAAAGTTTGTAGTTACTATTGGCATATTATTTTATCCATTTATCCTGACCTCTTAAATTCATTAAGAGACGACCAGGGTGTATATTACTTAATCTAATTTTTGCATTACGAAGTAAAGAAGACTTATCTTTTCTAGCTCTATTCACAATGTATTCTTGCACTCCAAATCGACCATTCAAAATTGAATATTTAATGTATGCGTATATATATTCTTCAAAAAGTTTATTAACGCTTACTTTAGAATCATCGCCATTTTCCATTCCATCAGAAACATATTCCAAAACAATAGAGGCACTGCCACCCATTGAACTAAAATTAATAACACCAGATGATTTGTCAATAGAAAAGGTAGGATTTACATTAGCAGTTTCGGTATTTAAACCAAACCTTGCACCAATAGCATAATCAAAATACCATGTTCCATCTACATTAGTTCCTTGTTGATTATTAAAAACGCTTTCGCTATTTAAATAAATTCCTACTCTACCTCTACTCATATCTACTTGTGATTCTTGAGGACTTAAAGCATTGCCGTCTTGGTCAAATAATATATTTGAATTATTGTCTTGTAAATAAGCAGCACTCCAATTTGTTTGAATGTTTTCACTCATTGGATATAAAACTCCATTTCTAAATTGAGATATTCTTACCCAATTAACAAAATCAGAAGGTAAAACAAAACGAGAATTATTACCAACATCTAATTGAAGTATTTTAATTTCTTTCATAGCGTCATAGTTCAACTCTTGAACTCCACGTTTTGCGTAAAATAAAACTTGGTATCTGTTTATATTATTAATAAGCTCGTGATTGCCTTGATACATTAACATAAAATTGTTTACAATGTCTTGTAAAGTAATGTATTGATAAGACCCTTGATTGCTCTCTTCTGGAGCAACTCCGTTGTTATTATAATATTGATATTGATTTATATATGCCATTTTAACTTGTTTCTTGTGTATCCATGTTTTCTTCGTTTAATCCAAATTTGTAAACCGCATCTTCTCTAATTTCAATACCAATGTATTGTAGAATTTTAGCCACTAAATTTGGCTCATCTGACGCAGGTAATTCAAAGTTTTGATAATCCGCTGCTCCTGGATTAAATATTGGGTCATTTCCACTTGTACTAACATAAGTCCAATTTGGAGCTAAAGGGTATCTTATGTATTGTGTTTTTACTGCATATTGTTGTCTAATAGTAGTAGGATAAACTTCTACTGTATTTCCAAATGTTGTTGTTGCAGCTCCACCTAAAACATACGCAGGATACTGAGTAGTTGGTGCAGTTAAATTAGAGCTAGTTAATAGAAATAATTTATTCTGATTTATTCTTTCTACTTCAGTTATATTTCTTGAATTATAAATTGTATAAGTATCATTAAGATTCATAATATTAGCACTAATAGATAGAACTGTTGCGCTGTCAATTGCCGTCACATAACATTGCTCACCTGTAGTAGTATTAACAATAATACTTCCTATCTGTGGACTTAACATTGTAGAAGGCGATGTAACAAAAGATTGTGTACTATCAGTTAGTTTAAACGCTGCGACAAATGTATTACTGCCAGTGTATAAAGAATTAGGATAATAAAATAATTTATTTATTAAATAATAATCTGCAGGAAGTTGATATTTGTTAGTATTATCTTGGTCTGCTGCTAACTGTGCTAAAAAAGCTTCAACAGAAAAACTGTCAATTACTTCTTCTAAACCTTTTACAACATCTGCATATCCTTTTCCTGAACTTCTTTGGTTTTCTCTATTAATCCAACTATTGTATTGGTAAAAATAATCCTCAAATATATCCATTTGAGCTTGCAAACAATACAAATTAAAATCCTGTGGAGAAATATAACCGTAATTGTTTTTATTAGCGACAGCTAGAACTGTGTTTCTAATTGAGTTAATCATTCATAAATCTTTTTACAAAGATAACAAAAAAAAAAGAGGCCTAATTATTTAAGCCTCTTTGTCAATTTAAGATTTATTAGTTACTATACTGTAGCAATATTTAAAACTAAACTAGAAGGAAGGTCCCATTCATATTTAACTGCGGGCCATGGTTGTTGTAAAGATTCTACAACAGCTTCTTCAAAACCATCTCTCATAGCTTCACTCCCAGCAGCAGTTGCTGCGTGAGTAATTTTAACTACAATTCCACTTGAACCGCTGTATTGAATATTTACTTCACTATTGATTGGGTCAACAGGGTCATTTTCCACAAGTACTACTCCATCAGAAGCAATTAATTGTTTAGTTGATTGGTCAGAAGCATAAATTATATAGTTTTTGCCAGACTCTAAACCTGTTCCTGAAGTAGAACCAATTGCTGATAAACTTACTGTGTTTAAATCTACAACTGTATCTACTACATACATTCTATCATCTGACGTATCGTGAACCACGTCATTAGCTTTAATACCATCTGTAACAAAATCAGCACTACTGTCAGTTAATTCAAGATTACCTGATTCATCTGCTGTTGTAGTTCCACTTGCAAGAGACTTTTGTACTGAAACTTCAACATATTTTTGCATAGAGCTATTCATTATGCTATATCTATATTACTCACTGCTGAGCTTGGGATGTAATCATATACAACGCTTGTCCAGCCTGTCTCTAAAGCTTTAACGATTGCAGTTTGTACTTCATCTCTCATTTTTTCACTACTTGCACCAATTGCTGCGTGTGTGATAGTCACAACTTTACCTGAGCCATAAGCTAAAGTTACAGTTGTTGTAGAAGC